TTGTCTTGGAGCCCGTTGCAATAGGAGGAAAGGTGTCTGCGCCAGCGTGCTTGATAAGTTCTCCGTTCTTTAGTCCGCAGAAAGAAGGGAAGAAGACCGAGCCGTAGGAAGATGTGCGCCTTGTCTGCTGATCGGGCAGGAGATAGCGCCACCCTCCAAGAATGGGAATGTTTACGCTCATTGATTGGCCATTTTGCTGCAAAGTGAGCGCACGTTGCCGAGACTTGAAGGGGTCGATGGCGTACTGAGGGTCCTCGTGAAAGCCCACACCGTATGCTCCGAAGACCTTGAAGGGGTTTGAAGAGCACTGAAAGTCGATGCGAAGATTGCTGATTTGGTAGCGCGCGTACTTGCGCGCTTCTTCGCGAAGAGATCTGGTGAGAAGGCCATTGGGGCCCACAGCATCGAGCGTGAGAAGGGCGGGATAGCCGTGCTCGATTGCCTCCGCAACATGCGTGGCATAGTAGCGGACGTCCGTGACAAGGTCTGACCTGCCTAACGGCTCTGAGATTGCGTTCAAGATATCCATCCTTGGTGATTTTGCCGTGGAGATTGTGTTTATTAAGAAGGACACCCTTTATTGCAGCGACTGAGCGAGGTTGGGCTCGACTTTGTCAAAAGAGAGCTGGTAGGTCGTGCGCGTCTTGGGCATGAACACGTTCGGCAGAGGATTCTTGCGGTCAGTGCCCACCAGCAAATATCGAAAGAGGTTGTCAGGCGAAAGCGTCGCCGGAACCTCTGGACTCTTGAAGATCGTGGGCATGAGAAGGGCAGCCATGCCTGCACCGAACTTGGGCATGCTCTTGAAGAAGCCGCTCTTGCGGTACTTGGCTAGCTCAAGACCATCATGCATGAAGTAGCGCATGGTCTCTTCCATCATCATTATGTCGCCATAGGACCAATAAAGGCCCACAGTCTGAAAGTGGTGAGCATTGATCATGTATGCGAAGTGACGCTGCGTGGCCGTTGAGTGGTACACCAAAGAGGCTCGGAGACTGTCTGCGAGCTGAATCACCCTGTCAATAGTGATGAACTCACGCGAAGTGAACCTTGCATACATACGCGGAATGTTGAGATAACAACCACGAGGCGTGACAAAGTAGTTCAAGAACTCACCGACTTTTGTGACAGTCCACTTGATGTAGCCGGGCTGGTACCA